TGATCGGCACGGGCCTGCGGCGCTTCATCGCGGCCCGCTCCCCTTTTGAGAACCGGGTGGCCACGGTCAGTTTCCCCTCCGGCCGCTCCGCCATGCGCTGACGGAGCCACAAGGCCAGAGACGGCGGAAGCCATTTCGGTATCGCCACCGAAATGGCCACGCGCCGGCACTCCTTTTTCGGCATTTCGTACAAGGCAAGCTGCGTCATGCTATCCCTTCAACAATCCCGGAAACACGCGTTGGAAACCCTCCGGCACGGGGAGGGCCACCACGTCCTCGGCTTTCAGCACGATGGTGTGCCGCTTCATGATCTTCCCTTCGATGATCGGGTGCCCCCACCACTGGTCAGGGAAGCACTGGTTCCGGCCCCGCAGCACCACGGCGTAGCGGGCCGTCATCACCGTCATGCCGTGACGGAGTTTCATTGTGCGCCTCCGGAGAAACTCTCATATGCGCCACGCGGTCACGGACCTCGGCGCGTTTGGCGTTGTTGAACCGATCCACCGTACCAACGAGGTAGCCCGTGATGCGCCGGATGCGCTCGAACTTCACGCCGTTGCCGACCTTCCCGTCCATAATGGGAAAATGGTTGAACTCTCGCATGGGTGTTGTGTTCATTTTCAATTCCTGCGCGTTGGTCCGGCAGACGCGCCCCTGCCCTGCGTTATTCGTCGTCCGGTTCGTTTTCCGCTTCCGGCTCGTCGGTAAACGTGACCTCAATCTCGATGGGCTTCGCGTACTCGTTCATGGCCTCGTCGATGACCTGCTCGATGTGCTCGACGAACGGACCCGATTTCTTCGGGTTCCCCTCGACCAGCGCGATCACGTCGAGCGACCGCGCCTCAAACTCCGTTTTCAGGCTGGCGGACAGGGCCACGGCACGGGCGGCAAGCTCCTGATAAACGTCATCCCGCGAGATGTACTGGCCCTGCTTGACCTTGAGGATGAACTCTTCCTTGTCCGCCACGGCCCGTATCCTGCGGATTTCCTGCTCTTCCTTTTCCCGCTGCCGTCTGGCGGCGTCGGTGGCCAGCTTGTCCGGCGTCCCCGCCGTGGGGAGCGACGCCGCGTAGCGGTCAAGGTCACGCCGCTTGAAGGTGCCGTCCGGCTGCTTTCTCAGGCGCCCGGCCTTGATGTCGGCAAACAGCTTGGTCTGTCCGATTTTCCTGCCGCAATCCTCTTGCAGATAGGTGAGCGCCTCTTTCCAATTCTTGCAGTTCTGTCCTGCGTCCATCGCTTTCTCCAGCATGGCTGTGGCGCGTTCCAGAACGGCAAGATTTTCTTTCGAGGGATCGGAATAGACATCCTGCTGCGCTCTGTTCTTCGCATTGAGCAACGCGGGAATGTCGTTCTTCCTGCTCACTTCAACAAGGGAACGCAGTTTTTCGCCCTGATCCTTGTCCTTCTGTAAATCTTCCATACTGTCCTCGCGCCGCGTTCTGCGGTGGGCGCATGTAGAATGTCTCATTTCGCCCTCCGTTGACTTGTATAGTCAGGAGGGAATATCCTTCGGCTTGTGGGGCTGGAGGATGTCCCCTCCGCTTCCTAGGGGGCGCTCGGTGTGCTAGACCGGGCGTCCCCGCCTTGTTTTACGGTTTACGGCAACAGGCTGAATTGCCCGTCATGCCGCCGACCGTTCCACTCGGGAACGTCGAGGTTGATGTTCTCCTTGATGAACGCGGCGAGCACCCTGCGATGGCACTCTTCCGGGTTCAGCTCGAAGCAACACAGGATCGGGTCCGGTGTCCGCTTCTCGATCTCCTGAAGGTAGAGCCGCAAGGAGGACGGCGTGGGGAAACGGGATTCCAATTCCTTACGATACGCCGCCTTCCAGTCCACGGCATTCGGGTCGGACGGAGCGAACCGCTCGGCGCGCGGCCCGCTCCAGTTCCGATGCCACTTGGCGATGCAAACTTTCCGTTCTTTCGGTGCCTTGCTCGAAAAGAACGAGGTTTCAATGGACATTCTGGCCTCCTAAAAAGGCACGTCTCCGTCATAATCGCCGGAGGGTTGAGGGTTTTCTTCCAAAAATTGGGCTACAAGCTGCTCAAGCCGGACGCGCTTCGGCGTGTATGCAAGGAACATGTCGATCAGGTCGCAGGTGGATTCGAACCCGTATTCATCCGCCAGCTCGTCCAGCGCGACGCCGCCATTCTTTACCAGCAGGTTCGGCAGCTTGCGGTTAATGTCCTTGATCGTGTCCCTGTCGTAATCGGCGGCGACGCTGTGGTAATTGACCCTGCGGCGGTTCCAGATTTCGTCAATCACCGCGTACTCGTCGCTGACGACTTCCTTCGCCAGCTTGCGGGCTTCTCTCTCTGTCATGGCTCTGCTCATTGACTTTTTGGCGGGCAGGAGCCAAACTCAATCCGTACATGAAGGACTTGGCTCCTTTTCGTATCGGGGCGGTAAGTGGCATTACCGCCCCACTCTTTTATGCAAGGCCGGGGAGCATTATCTGCCCCCGCTTCACCTTCTCCTGCCTCGGCACGATCCCCATCCACATCTGGGCCACATTGCCCTTCGTGTAGTAGACGGACTTCCCGCCGCGTTCCCGCCATGCAATCCGCAGAGCCATCCAGAAATACAGGCTGGCCGGACCTCCGAAACGGTTCGCTCCGAACCGGGCCAGATTCCAGGCCGTTACCATCAGCTCCTTGAGTTCCTGCTTGCGCCTTGCGTCCATGCCGTTCTCCTTTTGATTGAAAAAGTTCAACCATAAAAAGAACTTAGCATATTACACCTGTCATGCAAGCGTTTTTTGTATTTAATTATACGAATTACTTATATTTTTTCTTCCAGAGCGCGAAGGATTCCGCAAGCGTCCGCGCTCCGAACGGGGCATAGTAGTTGAGGGCGTACTGCCCCGTTTTCTTGTCTTGCTTCCGGCTGTAGAGCTGGAAGCACCCCCGGTACTTCATCGAGACAGGCCCCTTGGCGAAGGCCGTGGTGATGACCCACCCCACCCGCTTGCTCAGCTTGGCGTCCACCCATTCCTTGACCTCGCGGCTGGTGAGCAGGAGCAGCACGAGCTTGGCCAGCCGCTTCTCCACATCCGAGGCCACGGCGAGATCGCACATGATGTACAGGGATTCGTCTCCACCGGGGTTGCCTTCCGGGAGCTTCCATTGCGCGTGGCTCGTCTTCATGAAGTCGGCCTTGCCGATGACCTGCCCATCCAGCGTGAGCACGATGCAGACGTCCACGCCGCCGTCGAAGTAATCAATGCGCTTGGCAAGGTAGAGTTCGTTCAGCCGGAGCGACTGCGCCCGCTTGACCGGGGCGAAGCCGGGAACCTCGTCCCCGGACACGGCCCGGTTCGCGGGCCATATCGGGCCGACCGGGGCGGTCTTGACCGAGGGACGGATCACGACTTTTTTGGCGTGTTTCGCCACAATGTAGGTCGTGCGGCCCCGCCCCCGGGGAAGCACCGCCGAAGGCTGGCCGAGGAGCGCGTACACTTCGGGGAGGTCCTTCTCCAGCACGACGTAATACGAGTCGAACCGGGCGATGGCCTCGAACAGCTCCAAACTCTTGTCGGTCATTTCCCGGTAGTCCGGGGGCGTCCATTCCACCGTGGCCCGGAGCAGCGCCTCCAGCTTTTCGTACCCGGCCTTGTAGGTCGGCGGGAACGCGAAAACCGTGTGTCCGGACGCGCTCTTTTCCAGCAGGTCGAAACCATCGCGGGCCTGATAGTCGATGGGGCCGATGTGCGCCTTGTAGGCTTCGAGCTTGGTGCAGGTCTTTTCCATGAGCGTGTCCCACGCCTCCCGGCTGTGCTCCACCATGCGCATCTTGAAGGCGTTGTCGCCCTTCCACACCTCGCGCAGATCCATGAGCAGGCTGATGGAGGCCGTCAGCTCCAGCGGCGAACCCGTGCGGAGCAGCCCCCGGAGGTGTTCCGGGCAGTCTTCCCGCTCCCGCGCCTCCAGCGTCCAGCCGGACAGGTACGCTCCGAGGGCCGAGGTGTAGAGCGTCACGTCACAGGCCGTTATCGTCCCGGCGAAGCCCGCCGAGCGCAGCACGCTCGGGACGGTGAAGTTCCCGGCGCCGACGATCAGGCAAGGCAGGTGTACATCCTTCGCGTACTGCGCGAGGACCTGACGGACGGATGTGGCCACGGCCCCGATGAAGCTCATGCCGCGCCCTCCGTCGCCTGTTCGGGCTTGTGGTTGGCGATGGCTTCCTCAGCAAGATCCATGAGCTTGAGCATGGCAAGGGAGGCGTTCCGCACGTCGAACGTCCTTTTCGTCGCTTCCAGCAGGTCGAAGAAACGGTCAAACTGCCCTACGTCCGCCAGCCAGATTTCCTTTGCCGGCAGCCCGTCCAGCTCATCGAGCACGGCGTTCAGGCGTTCGGCCTCGCTGTCGACGAAGGCGAAGGTCATGGTGCGCGTGCTCACCTGCGGCGTGGTGAAGGACGTCAGGTCGATCTTGTCCAGCTTCTCCACCACGTCCGAGGACAGGCCCGCGTAGGTCTTCGCCGCGATGTCCTCGATCTCCGCCCACAGCTCGGCAAGGAGCGCAGGATCATCCTCGCCCACAAGGGCATTGTGAGAAAGCTGGATGGCCACGGCTTGCGACCGCGTCAGGTCCTCTTCGATGATCATGACGAGGATGCGCTCGATCCCCGCCTCGACGGAGGCTTGTACGCGGTGGTTCCCGGAGAGGACCTCAACCCTGCCGTCGCTCAGGCGGTGGCACAGGGGCACGGACGACAGCCGCTTGTCCCGCCCGATGTTCGCCGTGAGCTGCTGGAACACGTCTTTTTTCAGTATCCGGGCATTCTTCTTGAGCAGGGAAATGTCCTTCGGGTCCATGACCGCCAGCGTCAGGGCGTCCCCGTACAGCGCCTTGCTGATGCGCGAAAGCGTGTCGTTCTCAGTCGAAAAATCCATGTTACCCCC